GGCTCTGCACATTCTGGTCACTTTAGAGCATTACTTAATGAACTTAAATTAAAAAGACAATTTGAACCAGACTTAATCTTTATTGATTATTTAAATATATGTGCAAGTTCAAGAATGAAAGGAATGGGCGGTGCAATTAATTCATACTCTTACATTAAAGCAATTGCTGAAGAATTACGTGGCCTTGCTGTCGAGTTCGACGTACCGATCTTCTCTGCAACGCAAACGACTCGTTCTGGTTATTCTAACTCGGATGTTGGGCTTGAAGATACAAGTGAGTCTTTTGGATTACCCGCAACCGCGGACTTAATGTTTGCTTTAATATCAACTGAAGAACTTGAGCAACAAGGGCAGTTCATGGTGAAGCAATTAAAGAACAGATATAATGATCCTACGCAGCATAAGAGATTTGTAATTGGTGTTGATCGTAGTAAGATGAGATTATATGATGTAGAAGAAAATCAACAGACATTAACTGATGATACACCGGTGTTTGATAAAACTAAAACTGGTGAAAGATTTAAGGATTTTAAATTATGATAAAACATTACATAGCAATAATATGGTGCATGGCATTTTGGGGCGGCTTCATAACAGGAACTAGCGTACTTGCGGGTGAGTGGAATGAAAAACCAGTCATGTGTGAGCAAAAAGAAATTGCATTAGAAGCAGTAAAAGCAAAAGGCGAAATACCACTGTTCACTGGAGTACAAAGTGTTAAAGTTCGAGATCCTGATGGTCTTTCACCTGTACCAGCTCATGTGCCAGTACAAATATTCGTTAACTTAAAAACAAAAACATTTAGCATACTAGAGTATCACCCATCTTATAACAGTATTTGTATTATTGGTTATGGTGACAACTGGACTACGGTAGGAGGAAAGAGTTGATTGCAAAATTAATATCATATAGTAAACCTTCAGAATTTACAACATATGAAGAAGATATGCCAAAAGACTGCCAAGATTTAGTAGCTTTTTGTGCAAGAGTCTCTAATCCATCAAATCAAAATAATACTAAGACATCAGAAAAACTATTAAAATATCTTGCAAAACATAAACACTGGTCACCATTTGAAATGGTAAGTGCTTGCATTGAAATTAATACTACCAGAGATATTGCACGACAAATACTGAGACATCGTAGTTTTAGTTTTCAAGAGTTTAGCCAAAGATATGCCAATCCAGTAGAGGAGTTAGAATTTGTCACACGAGAAGCGAGAATGCAAGATACAAAGAATAGACAAAATAGTATCGAAGTTGATGATAGGGCTCTCCAAATTGAGTGGGAACGAGAACAAGGAAGAGTTATATGGATGTGCAAAAAAGTTTATGAGACAGCTATCAAGAAAGGGATTGCAAAAGAAGTCGCAAGGGCGGTCTTACCAGAAGGACTGACTACTTCAAGGTTATATATGAATGGAACTATAAGAAGCTGGATTCATTTTATTGAATTAAGATCTGCGAATGGTACACAAAAAGAATGCAGTGAAGTTGCAATTGCATGTGCTGATGCTATCTCAAAAATATTCCCAATGGCAGAGGAGTTCGTAAATGTCGAATAAACATACACAAGATATGACAGGAACTGGCCAACACGTAGAGTTGCCTGATCCCGGGCCTGAGCCTGAAAGATACTATGACTGGATGTTATGGAAACTAAGACAAGATCCCGAGTGGAATAAGAAAAAAGAAGTAAGAGAGCCATTTGTCAGACAGATATTAAAAATGGATAGCTTAGTTCTTGCTGTAATATACACTCTAGGTCATATTATAATCGCAATGAATGTAGTATATTGGATGACAGGCGCTAGTATATGGGAAGCTGGATCTGTCGCATTAGTGGAACCTGCAATAAATGGCTTATGGTTTTTTATCCTCCATAAAATATGGAAAAAAGTGAAAAAAAAGTGAAAAAAACTGTTTACAAAGCTTAAAAACTGTAGTATAATAGATCTATAAAATGAAAAAAGCGGAGTATACTAAATGTCTAAACCAATCTCAACATCATCACTTAAGGCTTTAATCCTTAAATCTAATAATCCTTCAATTAAAATTCAACTTTTACTAAGAACTCTACCTGAAACTATTAGGAGAGAAACCTTAAGAGAAGATTACAATATGAAGATCATAAAGGATCTTGCTAATAAGTACACAATGGTTCAAAAACTAGCTACGGAGATTTTATAATGGGAATTCATATAGGCAAACATGACAGGACATCTTCTTGGATTGGTAGGTTTGATCCACAAAATCCAGAAGATATGAAAGAATACGAAATGGTTAAAGCCGTCGTAAGATCATGCAATTCATCTAAGACAAAGTTTAGAGTCGAAAAGAAAGGTAGAAAACCAATTAATGGTTTTACTTACTTTGGTGATTGTAAGGGTGGCATTAAGAATGCTACATTATGGGATGTATACGTTTACAGGAGATATACAATATGATTATAGTTGATTACAGCGGTATAGCACTCGCAAGTATTATTATTAATAAGACGAATGATGAGGAGCTTATTCGCCACATGATTCTCAACTCTCTAAGAATGTATCGTACAAGATATAAAGAAGAGTACGGTGACATGGTTCTCGCTGTGGACGCTGCCAACAACTGGCGTAGGAAAACATTTCCTCAATATAAAGCTAATCGTAAAAAGCATAGGGAAGAATCATCGTTTGATTGGAACGAAGCATTTAGGATTCTTAACTTAGTACGTGAAGAAATACTGGAACACATGCCATATCGAGTAATTAAGATCGATGGTTGTGAAGCTGATGATGTTATTGGTACATTGGTTTCTATGAAATCTGATGTCGAGTTCAATCCTGAAAAAATTATGATCGTGTCATCTGATCGTGATTTCTTGCAGTTGCAAAGGTTTCCAAACGTAAAACAGTTTTCACCATTAAAGAAAGAAGAAATGATTGAGTCTAATCCAAGAGTCTTTCTACAAAATCATATCGTACGTGGTGATAAGGGTGACGGTGTACCTAATATATTATCTGATGACAATGTCTTTGTCGAAGGCTTTAGGCAAACCCCTATGTCACAAAAGAAAGTTGACGCAATCATTGAAGATGTTAATGAAGGTGAGTTGTTATATGCCGCATCATGGTATAGAAACTATTGTAGGAATAAAAAATTAATCGACTTAACTGAAACACCATCTGATCTTAAATCACAAATTATAAATAGTTTTAATGAGCAGGACCCTTGGCCAAAGAAAGGTAAAGTATTTCCTTACTTAGTTGCTAAGCGTTGTAATAATTTAATTGAAAGTGTACAGGAGTTTTTATAATGAAACAATATGTATTTGAAGTCCTCGAAGAGATGGCAAAGCAAAGAAATCGTGATGATAAAGTACGCGTCTTAAAAGAAAATGAGACATGGGCTTTAAAAGATATTATAAGAGGTTCAATGGATTCCACCGTAAAATGGAACTTACCTGAAGGAGAACCACCATATACTGCATCCGCAGCACACAATCACCCCACAAACTTAAGAAAACAAAATGCACAATTCAAGTATTTTGTTAAAGGTGGTCAAGGTGATCAACTTCCAAAGTATAAAAGAGAAAATATATTCATTGGAATACTAGAAGGCGTACATCCGGAGGATGCCAAGCTTGTTATTAATATGATCAATAAAAAGAAAATCCCTGGAATATCCAGACCAGTTGTAGAGGAGGCGTTTCCAAATTTACTAAAGGACTAACTCTACAACCTAACGAAAGGTAAAGAGATGGTACTACAACAACTTGAAAAAGATTTAGAACTTCACGCATTAAAACTTAAAAAAAGAGGAAGAGTTAATCGAATGGAAAAGATCGTTAAAAAACGTAATTTTGTAAGAAAAAAAATCAAGTTATTAAAAGTACAAGAGGATAAGTTTCAAATCAATTAATAAAAAAACTGTTTACAAACTGTGAAAAAAGTGATACAATTATATTATTTAAAAGGTGATTATTATGAATATTTTTATTCTGGACAAAAGTCCGGTTAAATCCGCGCAAATGCTGTGTGACAGGCACGTTCCTAAGATGATTGTCGAGTCAGCACAAATGCTTAGTACTATACATCGAATGCTTGACGGCACTCCTGAAAAACGCAGGTCAAAGTCTGGTAAAACTATGCAACAGTACTATTCTTTTGGTGATGAGCGTGATGAAATGTATTATGCTGCAGTTCACAAATATCATCCATGTACTACATGGACAGGCAAAACTGACTCAAACTATAAGTGGCACTATGAACACTTTGTAGCCATGTCTGATGAATTTGAATACAGGCGTGGTAAAAAACATGCCACTTATGAAAAACTTGGTAAGTTTCTAGAAAAAACTCCTATAAATATCCCCGTAGGCGGTCTTACCGAGTTTGCCCAAGCAATGTCACACTACCCTGATTGTATGGTCCCAGGTGACGCAGTCCAAGCATATCGAAATTACTACCACATGGCTAAGAATTTTGCTAAGTGGGATTGGAGACGGCCAGCTCCTGACTGGTGGAAAGGATATCAAGGTGCCTAAGTATACGGTAAAGCCTTTAGAAGAAGGCGATGAATATGACATTGTATGTAGTTCTGAAGAATTACAAGAATATTTAAAAAAACATAATTGTATTAAAGTTCTTAAGTTTCCCGGCGTTATCGCACATCATGGCAGTTTATTATCTAAAACTGATCAGGGGTGGAGAGATAATCTATCGAGAATAAAGGAAAACTCTGGTAGAGGTAACACTATTAAAACTTAGGAGAAGATATGAAAATTTTTATAATAGTATCTTTTATTATGGCAAACGCAGCAGCACTTGATAGGCCTCTTTTTGTATTTAAAAAACCAACATTTGACACAATAAAAGAATGTCATCAATATGTATCAGTGATGCATCAAAGAATATATACATCAGCGAGTGCTTCATATAATTTTAAGCACACACCTGAAGCAATATTTTGTTTACCTGCGGATGCAGTAAAAGAAATATTTGAGTATAATTACGATCAAAAGGAAAAGAAAAATATTTAGACATGACAAAATTGATATTGGTTACGAAGACTTGGATGCTGAAACTACCGACACTGGGAGAACTTACAGTACTCCTAATGGCAAGTCTTATCCTAGTATCACAACAGTTCTAAGCCTTCTTAGCGAAGAAGCAATAAGAGCTTGGAAAGCAAGAGTTGGAGAAGAGCAGGCCGAGATAGTCGGCGGTAAAGCATCAAGACGAGGTACGAAAGTACACAGCATAGTAGAAAAGTATTTGAAAAATGAAGACACAACAGACTTCTTACCACACATCAGACAGAGTTTACAAAATCTCAAACCTGTACTTGATGAAGGTATTGGAACGATATTCGGCCTCGAGGTTCCTCTATTTAGTGATCACTTAGGTGTAGCTGGTAGGTGTGACTGCGTTGCGCAGTACAATGGAGTGCCTTCAATTATTGATTTTAAGACGTCAAGATATATTAAAAAGAAAGAAAAGATAAGTCACTACTTCGCACAAGGCGCAGCTTATGCAATCATGTGGGAAGAGCGTACAGGAATGACGGTTCCAAATGTAGTAATCATTATGGATGTTGATCATGAAAAGCCCGTGGTGTTCGTTGAGCATAGGGATAACTATACTAAATTATTAAAGGAAACAATTGATGAATATAGAACTCGCAAAATGTTCGGACACTGACTTGTCATTCACTCAGTTTATAAAACTGAGATCAGACTTTGAAGAACTCACTAATGGATATAATATGGAATCAGGCTCTGATATAAATAACATAAATTGGTTTTTGAAAAATGGCCATAGGTCAAATTCTCTTCGTAATGGATTTAAAGAAGCTGAAGAAATAGCGAAGAAAATAAAGGAGTATGCAGATGGCTGCACAAAAACAACTAGAACCCGGGAGCAAGTACGCGTCTTTTGATAAAGACGGTGATGGAATTGTTACTGATGAAGAATTCGAAATGGAACAAAAATTGATACAGTTAGAGAACGAAGATAAAAAACAAGATGCACAGAGAAATATGGCATGGTTTGCTTTAGGTGGAATGTTATTATATCCTGCATTTGTAATTGCTGCTACACTGTTTGGATTAGATAAAGCTGCCAAGATCTTAGGTGATATGGCCGCAGTATATTTTGTCTCTGTTGCTGCCATAGTGGCTGCATTTTACGGCAAGGAAGCACTAGCAAAGAAAAAATAAAATAAGGATTTTGTTATGAAAAGATTGATCTACCAAGTTTACACTGGGAAAAAATCGAGGTTGTATGATCACTGTACTGCCTCGGTTAAAGCATATGCCGATAGAATTTCTGCAGATTATATAGTACAAACAATCCCCAAAATGATGATTAAACCAGATGTATTTGCTACTAATCGTAGTAAAGAGTCATATGAAAAATATGGAGGATTCTTACCGATCTATGAAAAAGAAAATGCACTCGATTATTTTAATAAGTATGACCAGATTTGTATTATTGATGCTGATATCTGGGTGCGCCCTGAAACACCAAACATCTTCTTGGAACTGGATAATTTCGGTGGAACCACCGAATTTGCCGGAGTTGTGGAAAGAATGGCGCCAATCCTCCCGTGGTACAAACAAAAATTAGTAGGATATACTCGAATGCAATATTCCAATCTCAAAGACGTCAACTGGGAGTGGAATGATGATGGAGCATTATTTTATAATATGGGGCTCATGCTTATGGATAAGAAAATCACTAAATACTTAAATGGACAGAGTGGAAAAGAGTTTATACAAAGACATGAGTTTAAAGACTTTGTTGATGGCCAAGGCGCATGGAAATGGAGTACTGATCAGACACTATTAAATTATTGGGTTAAGAAAGAAAATATGGTACAGACTTATCTTAACTGGAAATGGAATGCTTTATTTACTGCAATACCAGATGATAAGATAAGAGAAGCATACTTTGTACATTTCTTTTTGAAAGATAAGTTACCAAATGCCGGTGAAAATATTGAAGAATTAATGGAGAAAGTGACATGAAAATAGATATTAAAATTAGTGTAGGTGATTATCTAGACAGGCTATCAATACTTGAAATAAAAAAGTATAAGGGACTTGATGTTTCGAAAGAAATGGCAGCATACCACCATAGGTTAATAAATTTAGACGTAGGTTACCAGTTTTATTTAAATATAATTAAGTCAATAAACTTACAGTTATGGGACCTTGAAGATATTAAGAGAAAGAAACTTGAAAGATACTCAAAGAAAGAGAGTGATATTGCAATGTTGATTACTCAGCTCAATGACTTACGTCATGAGACTAAGAAGCGCATAGATATATACTTTGGTAGCGAGTTCACAGAAAAGAAAAGTCATTGAAACACATAGCATTAAGATCAAAGAGCGTAAGAAGTGGTGATAGACCATATACCACTCCCGGTCTAGGTGACAGATCACACAGCTTAATGATTGCTTATCAATACGGAAAGGCTCATAATTCACCAGTAACAATACATTTGACTGATGATAAATGGAGCGTAGCTGGTGGAAAGAAATCGGCTAAAAAGAAAAAGTCATGGATAGAACTATTAAGTCTATTTCCTCCTAAAAAATTATATGTTGAGCCGCATCCAGTTGAAAACTTGTCAGAAGTTGAGTGGATTAAGTACCTAAAAGGAAAAGGCGTTGATGCTTACATATATCACTACGCCGATACGATTCATATGCATCCTAATGAGACACGTGTAGGAATAGAGATGTCACAATATATTAAAGATTTACCTATGCTAAAACCTACAGTAAATAACGGATGGTTTCCTGATGAGTATATGACAGTTCAGTGGGACTCAACTGATCCACGCAGAACTCTGACTGCAAAACAAATAAGAGAAGTACATGACAAATATAAGTTAACACCAATCTATGTTGGCGGAAATGCTGAAGGATTGTTGCAGACTTCGATACCTCACATTGGTTTAGCAATGAAGGGAGCAAAGTTTCATGTAGGATGTGACTCAGGTATGATGCACATAGCACAGCTATATAAGAAGTATGAAGACATTCATATATATGATACAGATGGAGCATATAAGTCACATCACTTAACAAGAGCAATTAACAATGGAAGTAAATATTTTAAGGTATAATTATCATGATGGCAACTCATACAAATAAAGACTCACGAAATCTAATGCATTTAATTCAACCAAACTCTATTGGCGCAGAGATTGGAGTTTGGATGGGTAACACTTCAACGCAGTTTTTAAAAAAAGGTCTTAAAAAGTTGTATATGGTGGACGTTTATTCAGTTGAACCATATAAAGAAAATTCAGAAATGTCTTATCAAGAATATCTAGCAAAGTATCAGCCAATTACTGGCGAGTTTGCAGAAGTAGGATTTCAAAAGTTTTATGATAGAGTTTACAATGAAGTTAAAGAAAGATTTAAAACTGTAGAAGAAGCTGAAATATGTAGAATGACGTCAGACGAATGGTTTGAACAGTTCATGGCAGCAAAAGGACACGGTAATGATGAGATGCTTGATTGGATTTATATTGATGGTGACCACTCATATGAAGGTTGTTTAAAAGACCTAGAAAATGCAATAAATGTTGTAAGGCCGGGTGGATTAATTTTAGGTGACGACTATGGATGGCCTAATGCAAAGTGGCAGAAAAAAGGTGTAACTAAAGCAGTTAATGAATTTGCAAGTAAACATGAACTTAAAATGCTTAGGCATGGCGAAACACAATACGAGATAAGAGTATGAAAAAATACACCGTAACTTATGAAGTAGACGGACCCGATATTCCAAAGATTGCACATGAAATTGCAATTGGTCAAAGTGTTGGAAACCCAAATATACGCTCTGAGATTGAAAATGCACCTAATATTAAGGAATATATTGCCGAAGTTAAAGATATTCAAGGGAATATCGTTAAAATTGACTTCCCGATAAGAGCTTTTGACTGGCCAAACGTCAATCAACTCATGTGTATCATTATGGGTGGTCATACGGACATTCTGGGTGTCGATAGGTGTAGGGTAATAGACATAGACCTGCCCACCAAGCCCACAGGCCCGGTTTTAGGACTATCTGGTTGGAAAAAACGCCTAGATGCAGAACATAGGCCATTATTTGGTGCAATCATTAAACCAAAGTCCGGATTAAATAAAGAACAACTATTATCTTTAGTAAAAGATATGATTTATGGTGGAGCTGACTTTATCAAAGAAGATGAGATTATGGCAAATAACTCATACTTGCCTCTTAAGGAAAGAGTTGATATGATAGAGCACCTTAAAAATATATCTGGGTGGAAAGGATTTTATGCCTATTGTATAAATGCTGATCCTATCGAGCTGGTTGATAACTTAAAGACTGTTTCAGATGTAGCAGTTGTAGGTGGTGTACATATTAACTTTTGGTCTGGTCTTGGTGCTTACACATCTGCAAGAAAATATAATCTTGCAACTCACTATCAAAGATCAGGTATTAGAATATTAACTGATCCAAGTAACAAGTACTCACTATCATGGTCAGTTCTTGTAAAGCTAGGATGTATGGCAGGCATTGATAGTATGCATGTCGGAATGCTAGGTGGTTACTATCCTGAAGGTGAGAGTGAAGAAGAGACACTCGAGGCAATAAAGATATGTAATGAATATGATGTAATACCATCATTAAGCTGTGGAATGAATCCAGTTTTAGCAAGAGAAATTAAAGATAGAATTGGTGTCAATTGGATGGCATCGGTCGGTGGATGGCTACATACCGGTGACGGTACTAGTAATAATACTTTATTTCATAAAGTAAAAGAAATGAGTGAGGCTGTTAAATAATGAAAGTAATATTGCCGATGGCTGGAAACGGCCAGCGTTTTTTTGATGATGGATATGATCTACCTAAACCACTAATCGATATAAAAGGTAAACCGATGTTTGTGCGAGTTATCGAAAACTTGCACTTAGGTGAAGTCAACCCTTGGTGTATCATAAGACAAGATCACATTGATGAATATGATATTGACAAGAGAATACGTGAGTACTATCCTGATGCTCATATAATAATAACACCGAGTGTAACTGAAGGTGCGGCTTGCACAGTAAGATTAGCGACAAATCTATTTGGTGGTGAAGAAATGATGGTCGCAAATTGTGATCAACTTATGGTCTGGAATCATAAAGAATTTTATGAAAAGATACAAACAGGTTTATATCCGGGTGGAATGATACCAGTGTTCTTACCTGATCATGATAAACCAATACACAGCTATGTCGAATTAGATAGGTATAATAACTTACTTCAACTCAAAGAAAAAGAAATAATTGGACCACTTGCCACAGTAGGTGTATATTATTTTGTAGATGAAGTAGATTTCATAAAAGCTCATGATAAACAAAAAGATGCGAATGATAAAGTAAATAACGAGTTCTACTTAGCTCCTGTTTATAACTACATTGAAGAAAATGTTGGAGTTTTTGAAGTAGAAAAAATGATAGGTATGGGCACGCCACAAGAGCTCAATACTTTAAAGAATAGTGAATGGTGGGAAAGGCTAGATAGTTTATAATGAAACCAGCGATCTGTATTTCTGGCTTAGCCAGAGGAAATATTAAAAGAAATATTAATCACTTAAAAAAAGCATTCCCTAATATACCTATGTTTTTTGCATCATGGGAAGAAACTAAGAATGATATATCAGAGCAGTTTGAGTGCTCTTACTATCCTGAACCACAGATGCATTATAATCCATGGTCTGAGTGTGTAATAGATAATCCACATCCTAAGTATCATGTATATAAAAAGAACTTCTTAACGACTAAATTAAATGGCCAAAGTATGCCTAATGAAGCAAGGTTATTAAATGCGACCAAACAGTTAATTGCTCATGCATATCAACTTGCAGACTTACCTAAAGAATATGATATGATAATTCGTGCAAGATGGGATACTGTAGTTTCTAATAAACTAGACTTCACTTCATATTTAGAACAATCTTATAATGAAAAGATGGCGATTGGATTTGCAATTCGAGGTGATAGACATATCATATTAGATAAGTTTAAAGATATAGACCACATTTATATTCAAGAAGATACTGACCATAAGTGGAGTCGTGATTGGAGTTATTGGATTAATGATAATATGGTATTCCATAGACGTGACATGTATGATTGTGACTTAGTACATAAACTTCATAAAGAAAAACGATTATGGCCAGCGGAGTATGGGTGGTACCAAATGCTAAGTAGCATGGATAATCATCACTGCGTGTATGGTGGTGCTTGCATAGAAAGATTTGCTCATCAATTGAAAGAAGCTCCATGATTGACACATTATTTCAAAGATATGAGTCATATCGACAAAAGTATTCACTTTTTTATGAAAATGAATTATTTCCTTTTAGGCATAAGCCAATAAACATACTACAAGTTGGCGTCGAAAACAGCATTCCCGTCTGGCATAAATACCTACAAAGATCCACCATTTATTGTATAGATGAGTTTGACAAACAGGAGCCAAAAAAGTTTTATTACCTTAATAATGATAGAACTTATTGGGCAAGATGTGATACCGACGATGAGAGTAAAATTAAAGAAGTTATGAAAGAAATTTGGAATAATCCGAGATTTGATGTCATAATTGACAGCTCAAATAACTTTGGATTCTCTCGCCACAAACTCTTAAAAAGATATTGTATAGGAAAATATTATATCGAAGATGGTGATGATGTAAGGATAATGAAATGAAAGCATTTGCTATTGTAGTTCCTGATAGTGAGATATCAATGAGCGGATTTGCACAACTTGAAGAAAGTTATGATAAATTTGGTCATGAAGAAGGTGTTGAGCAGTGGGATGCTATTGAGCTTGATAAAGTTGATGGATACTGCGGTGGAAATGGATTAGTATGGAACTATCCTTGGTCAGGCAGAGTGTCTGACATTAAGAGTGGATTAATAAAGTCAGCATATCAGACTGCTGATAAGAGAAAACGAATGTCATGTTTCTTAAGTCATTGGTATCTGTGGCAGCATTGCAAGAAACTTGATGAGACAATACTGATTTTAGAACATGACTCAAGACTTATAAAAAAACTACCTGCAGACAGCACATTTGAGAGAGCTGGATATGACATCATAGGAATTAATGATCCATCAATGGCAACCAGAAAATCTAAGGTATATCATGATATGATTTTAGAGAGATCTGATTTCTTTCAACCTGTTCCTAGAATAGATGAGTTTAATATACCTCAAGGATTAGCAGGTAATTCAGCTTATGTTATGAAACCAGCAGGAGCACTAAAAATGATTGAGTTAACTCAAGAATATGGAATGTGGCCTAATGATGCTTTAATGTGTTATCAATTAGTTCCACGGTTAGGTGTAACACGTAACTTTTATACAAGAGTACAAGGATTGAGGTCGACGACAACACTATGAAGATGTATGTAATAACAATAATGGAAAACGAGAGATCAGTGCAGGTT